CCACTCTAACATAACACGGCGGACAGCATCTGTAATTCTACGACGCAAAGAGCCATCGTAGTTTCCAAAATCTCCAGCAATAATGTTAGGATACTTATCTAGGTATCTATATAAGCATCCCCATTCTATTGAGTGAGGGTCAATACCGATAGCTGATTCATTCTTAATTCTATTTTCCATAAACCATGCAATGAATCTACCAAAATATCGTTTAACTAAAACATTAAAAACAAATGGGCATGTTGAAAACAACCTTGTCTTTCCAAGTTCAACTTTTTCAAGAGGTCGTTTTTCCATCTTTAGAATATCTTCACAAACTTGAATATCCCATTTGCGCTCTAGAATACGTGTCTCCAAATCTTCAATTTGTTTCCTGATATCAGCACGCAAAACTTTATTTTCTAGGTCTACAAAATCTTTTTTACCCTGTTTTTTACACTCCCATTTGAGTGGAATTCCAGCAGAAGATTGAACATTAAAAGAATTGACAAATTGCTCACCATCAATTCCAAATACTGCTTCATCAATTGTCAAAACTTCTACACTTTTGGGAGGAGGACACGAAACCAGTACTGTAGTGTAGTCACCAACAGCCTTGCTTATTAGTTCGGGCTCAATATATACATCAGGCTGTGCTACTTTGACAGCTGCCTTCATCAATGGGTCAACGAGCTCACCATTGATAACAGCAGGAGCAAGTAGCGCAGGCACACGTGGGGGAGCTTTTCCTGTCCACATATACATATCTGTTGGTTCTAGTTCATTCTTTGGTTGAGTGGTTTTCTTATTAGGGACCTCTCCAAAAGCACGCGTGCCTGGAATAAATCTTTCATCAACAATCTTTTCATCTTCGATCTTAACACCAAAACCTAAAACTTCTTCTGAAATAAAACTTGGTGTTACGTATTCATTGTCTAGTGGATCGAAACCGCTTTGTGTATCTATACATTTTAATTCTGAAATCGCATGTTCAATCATTTCGGATGTGATAACATCGGCTACAGCATACTGTCTCCTCGTGTCTGCTCCAACATGAATACCAATAATTTTTGATGCCAATCTATGATTGTGAGCCATAAGAACCGACCCACAATATGTGTTCGCGGTATTCATCGTATATGACCAATATTTTGGTAGTACATATACATGGGGTCCGTCGTCTCTTCTCGAGTATCGCATTGTATGATTAACTTGTTTCTCATGTAACGCTAAATCATTTCCAAAATGATACTGAGGAATTACAACGTTCGAATCTTGCGTAGTTGAAACTAATACACAGTGCGGTTGAACGTTGTTTATTATGGAACTAGCTTTAGCGAATTTGTTAACCAGGTTTTTCATACCAGGCATTTGGAACGGTAAGACTATCAACATACTATCATGATCTTTACCAGTATTATCAACAAGCACACGTTTTACTACTTCAATATACTTAAATTTTACTGTTGAGTTTCCCATTAATCTAAGCACAATCAAATCATCATCATCTAACATTTCGTGAAGATGAGAAGGTACTAACAATAACTTGTCTGTAATGATTAAACCATGTAATAAATGAGTAATTCTGTTTTCACGTTCCACACAAACTTGAACAATTTGCTTGTGTACAATCCGAGCTTGATCAAACAAGTTATTGTCAGCAATTGGATAATTAAATCTTTCATCTATCTTCGCATCAAAAACTTCACGAGCTTCCCTATATGGATTAGAAACTGCACCTTGACTTATAGGTCGCGCACCATGTTGATTGATTTCTTGTGTTCTGGGAACTACTGTTCTGGTAGGTGGTTTTACTTTAGCAGTATTTTCCGTAGACTGAGCCTCTACATTATTTCGAATCAAATTCATGATCGAACTTGCCATCAACGATCCAAGAGTAAATATTACAATTACTCCTAAAATTTGAACTGCTAAAAGAAAGATACTCAAACCAACTACCTTTATAGTTCCCCACAAGATGTCCTTATTTGTATCGAAAGCTGTATTATTTTCGTCTCTAAACTTAAAATTAGAAGGAGTCTTGCGTAGATCATGATAGAAGTTTTGAGTGGTATAAGGGTCTTTCTCATTAACTTTCATATTAATTTTCTTTGCATTGCAAAACATGCAAACAAAACCACACTTTGCTATCATCACTATAAAATACAAAACTTGTTCATCAGATAAATCTCTGACAGCAAAGTTCTTTAAACACAAAGATTCAGTACATGTAGAGTTGTGTTCAAGAAATTGTCGAACAATTTCTCTCGCACGCTCTACTATTCCTTCTGATTTACCTATCGAGCCTATAAGGCTAAACTGGGGAATATCATTTAAGATTGGTCTAAATGACGTTTTAGCCTTCTTATCCACTCCATGATCATACTTATTAGGGGCTTTTGAAAAATCGGATAACTGTTGTTCAGCTTCACGTACAAGCGGTTCCCAAGCGATAGTCAATGCTTGTGATTCCATTTGATACTTAAACCACTCTTTCCAGGAGATAACTCGATCTTTAAAATCATTGAATCCTTGCGTATCTATATCGAGCTCTTGGTCCTCAGTTTCTAGGTCCAAGAACTTCTTCTCAAAAACTTTCATAAGTCTATCAATAGTTTCTTTCGCCATTCCAAGCTGGTTCATCTCATCGATTAGTTCTTTATGAGGCCTATCTTTTAAACGTTCATACTCTTTTTCAAACATGTCTTGAATTGGCGTAGCATTAGTAAAAATGGTCAAAAATTCATTAGTCATGTCTTGAGCATCTTTCCGATACTTTCTCACGTAAGAGAACAAGGGGGCCTTCATATCACTTTTCGCATACTCTTTAATAGTCATATTTTTTGCACGTTCTAAAATTTGTTCACCTGTAGGGCCATTTAATTGAGTTTCAATAACGTACTTTTCTCTTACATAATATTTTTCGAAAGCCATAGCAATTGAATGATACAAAAGTTCCATAGAATATTCATCATATGTGCAAACACCCTTTTTCGGATTTTTCATCTTCACAATATTGAACTGATCTTTTTCGACTGTGATAAAACTTTGGTTCTCGCCATTAACTACTCTTTTTTCCATCTTAAATACCAAATGAAATCTCCTCATGAGGGCTTCTTTGCAATTAATTGATTGTGGATCCATCGCATCAGGGGACAAATTACTATTTAAAATTACAAAGGGCGAATTGAAAAAGAGGTTACCTTTTTCTCCGATTGCTGCACTATGTAATGGAAATGGAGAAAAGTTCACAGTTTTAATAATCTCAAAAATTTCTTTATTAGGCGCAGCTTTTGTGTCCACCATTTGCATAAAATCATCATAGAGCGTAATAAATTGATTCCTATATCCATCCCAATATTCCTGATCAACGTTTCTTCTATAAATGTATGGCTCCGGATTTCTTTGGAATAGATATTTTGCTACTAAAAATCTGCTAAGAGCTTGAGTGAAAAAGCTTTTTCCAGCTCCTGCTTCTCCATGAACCAAAATACAGAAAGATCCAGGTCTTATCCTTTCTTTCATCAACGTATCCTTGGTAGACATTCCCTTCGCTAACTCCAAAAGCTTTAACCACATTTGGACTTTATTCAAAAACGGGGCTTTTGTAGATTGACTTAAAATATACAATCCATAGGCGTGTAAGTAATTATTCATGATGGCGCATTGAGGTGCATCAGGGTTCTGTTTCCAATAAGTAAGCCATCTTTGACACATGCATCCCCAATCTTGCACACCAGCAGGACCAACCAATCTACGTGGGTATTTGTACCATTTTTCAAACAAAAAGTCCAGCAACACTTCTTTTGCATTATTTGCAAAATCATAGAGCTTTCCCACTGAAGTAATTGCTCGATCTAAAAGAACAACTTTCCGTGCAAAATTCGCAACATCAACTTCTAAACTTTGAGCTAATGAACACGTTGCGACAGTGAATGCTGCCACTTTTTGTCGAATGTCAATAAACGCTTGAGTAAGCCCTTGTGTTTCAATATTGATTTCACTTCCTGTGTCATCCAATTCTACCTCTTCATATAAATTTCCAAAAATATCATCATCGGATTCGGAATTTCCAAAATCAACACCTAATTCGTTTAAAACATCATCAGTTTGGAACATTGAAGGAACTCTTTTAAGCAAGGGCCATAGTGCTTTTAAAACTTCTCTCCCTAGTAGAGCAAAAAGATTGATAAGCGCTACTATACGAGTATGTCCTCCACACACAAAGCTGGCGATCAAGTTAAACATAATTAAGGTTGTTTTGAATAGAGCATCAGCCCAATTGATATTCTTAAGATAATTGATTGATGAATTCGCCAATTCTTGAACATTTTGTTTTATTGTTTTATACATATTTTTAGAGACGGTTGATGCTTCTTTTGTAATTGATTCAACTAAAGCGGCACTCATATATCGCGCAGCGCTATGTGGAGCGTTTTTAACTTTATTAGCCAAGTTACTTGAAAAATTTTTAACTTTGTTCCATGTGGCATACGCTTGCGTTTCAATATTTAAATTATATTTCATCAAGATTGTATAATCAAATATATTATATTTTGCTATATTTACATAAAAGGCACTAATATCATTTAACTTCTCACGACAAGAATCGCAACAGAAACTACATTCATCTATCTCTTCATCATCTAAATACATATTTTGCAATTCAGTATTGTAATAATCAAAACAGTCTTGGTGAACACGAATTTTAACATATTCTACGCCTTGTGGCATATGGACGGCAGTAAAATATGGTTCTAATTCTAATTCACCATCTTCGACAACAACACAAACATTGTCTCGTATCATAGAATACTGGATAAACGCTTCTGTCTCTACCATATCATCATCTTCAAACTCAGGGATTATATATCCTTCAAGGATATTTGGTTGTGGCCATTGGACAGCCATATTCCAATCAATATCTACTTCCTGTCTTCTCTCTGCAATGTTTTCTAATCTTGGAGAGGGGGGTCTTGAATTTCCTTGTGTTTGTAATCTAAGCAACTTGTATTTCTTCTCTTCATCAATAATTTCTCTCCAGAGATCTTGCTTTGCCTTAGGCATACGGGCAGGTAATACAACCTTAAAAGAATGAGTCTTATCATAATATTCATGTCTATCCTTATCACACTGTCTTATCAAGTTCCACACTGGATAGAATTTAACCACTGAGCATAAATGTTTATTATTTAGAATAATCGTAGGATCGAAATCACATTCAGCAAGTAAAGAAAAAAAAATTTCTTGTCTTCGAGCAAAATGTGATTTCTGTAAAAGATTAATAAGACGAGGGGCGTACCATGTGCTATACTTTGTACATGGTATAGACCTCCCCTTAAAAGAACTACGATCAACTTTTGTGATTCTTTTAGGTTTGCGAGGTTGCGAGAGTTCACGCCAGAGTCTATGGAGCTCAACACATTCAGCGTGTTGACAAGACTCACCTGCAGGACAAGCAAATGTGCCATGAATCTCGCTAGGGGGTTTATTTTTTGGTTGTTTTGTAGTGTTTTTGAATTCCATGCGGCATGGTACCGGGCCTTCAGAGGGTAGATGCCGGTTTCCTTCCTTAGTGAGTTATCATCTACAGGGTACGGGGTAAGCAATTTCACGTCCGAGTCATAAAATAGGCTTCTTCTCATGCCAAAACTCCCAAACCCCATGTAGTCGCAGTTTTCCAAGCCAATCTTGGAACAACCATAATTTCCAAGTTAACCTGTTCAACGAGCACATGAGAAAATGGGCCTACGCAGTTTTAAATCCACCTACTTCCGAACAGGGGTAGTGCCAGCTAAGGGAGCTATCCCGATCCTTCCTAAGGTCTACTCCTCCATAGATTAGTCCCCCACCGGAGTGAAACTTTCAAAAAGTTTCACTTTGGCACATCCTATACCGAG